CCGTACTTTCTGCGGCTGTATCGGTATCTTTTGCCCTTGTATTTCTTCTCTAAGAATTCACCGTCAGGCGATTTTTCCTCAAGCTCTGCCTGCATCTCACGGCCCAGCCGCCTGATTATCGTCTCTATCTCATTCTGTATCTCTGCCGTAAATGTCGTGTAAGCGCCCACAAGGTCTATCTCAACATTTCCGTCATCGGCTTTGGTAAGTCCCGTCCTTCCCCAGTTCGCCATAACATCACCTTTTCACCGTTATTTTCGCACCGCCCGAAAGAAACGCACTGCGGTCATATTCCGAAAACATCTCCAGATGCGCCGCATTAAGATAATCAATGCCCTTTTCCGTCCTGCCGAGATTGTATTTCACCGCATCGGCAAGATACAGCCTGTACAGCAGATAATCAAGATCGCCGACCCGGAGGATACTCAGCCCCGTGTATTCCGCAACAAGCTTTTCCGGAAGAGTCGAAGCAGGGAATGAGCATTCCGGAAGAGAATTTTCAAGAGGGAATGAGCTTTCGGGAACTTTGAGATATTCCCCCCAGTCCTCAATTATCTTCGTAATGCCGTCGATATATACCCCCATGAGCCTGCTCAGCTCCGCTTCGGGCATATTGTCAGGGGCATTACCCGAATATTTTTTCAGCATCTCTCCGAATATTGCAGTTGACTGCAATTCGTCGTTCATCAGCATATCCAGCTCATTCTTGGTGCATATCTTTATTCTGATTTTACCACACAAAGATACTGCGGTAATATCAAGCTGCGAAAAGTACGCCGCCGCACCTGTCAACTTTTTGCTCACCTTACAGCCTCCTATCTGTATATTTTCAGCTTCGGGAGTACTATGCCCGAACTTTTTTTCTTATCGTATTTTTCAAGCATGGGCGCAACGGTCATAGCCGCAAACAGTGCCATAGCACCATCAGTCTTTCGGCTCTTGCCCTCTATCTTCTCAAAGGTCGTGTTGCCCTTGCTATCCACCACACGTTTTACGTTGTTTAGGTACCAGCGCATTATCATGCTGTCACCGCAGTAAAACATACGCCTGTTGAGGTCGAGGGTGATGTCGGGTGCAGCCTTTGCAAGGTCAGAGGGACGGGTAAAATATATATGCCCCGTGTCTTCTCCGTAATGGTTTGCCGCCTTTCTCGCCTCTCCCGTTATGCCCAGTATCTGTTCAGCGTTCCTCTTCATGTAGGGAAATCTGTAGCTGTCCGCCGCTCCCGCAAGCACTCTCTGATTTTTTGTCTCTTCCTTTATCCACAGAAACGGAAGCTCCGAGCCTATCTCCGAACCCTTGACCATCTCAGCTTCCCCACGGGCGACAGCCTCCATGTACGGAAAGTTTATCCTGGGCAGGTCACGGCTCTGCTCGCATATCCATGTTTTCTGCCTTACGTAATATATCCCGTCAATAAGATTTACGATCACCGCCGACATAAAGTCATCTACAAGGCTGTAGTCCACCGCAATGACACATGGGCGCTTCAATACCTCAGGTATCTCCGAGGGCATAGCCCCACGGCAGCAGGCTTGTATGTTCTCCCAGCCCGTCACCGCTCCCTCACGTACACCGTCAGGGCAGTTGCAGCGCTTTACCGCAAATGCCCTCTTGC